TGCCATTTTTATTCTCCAAAATGTTTTCTAGCTTGATCGGCTAATGATGGAAGTTGTGTACTTAAAGATGGAGTACTAAATCCAGTAGAAAAAGCTCCATATGGAGATGTTGGTGGCTTTATTGCGTAATCCATTTTCGGCATTTCAACATCAGGCTTATATGGCTCTGGTGTAGAAGCACTAGGTGCAACTGGTTGCAAGTCAGGCAATGATCCAAAGGGATTGTTTTTATTAAATCCCGCATATTGTTGCCAGTCGCCATAACCTTCTCCATATGAGACAGGCATAGCACCAGGTACTTTAGGCATGAAATTCATATTAAACCTCAGGGGAATAAAGGATTTTTACCACCGGCAGTAACTCCAAAGCCCTTACTGCTACCAGTTTGACCCTGAGTACCGCTAAAGTTTGGTGTTGTTGAAGCTTGTGGAGTACCATAAATAACAGATGCATATTTAGACAATATGTCTTGAGGCGTTTGGGCATAACCAATACGAGCGGCAGCCGCTTGATTAGCCGCAGTAAGACCACCTGCACCTTGACCCGCCAAGTTGCCATACAGTTGACTGGCTTGACCTGTTGCGCCTTGTCCTGCACCAAGCAATTGACCATAAGCATTTTGAGCTTGGCCTGTTGCATTTTGACCCGCACCAAACAATTGGCTGTATATGTTTTGAGCTTGTCCAGAAGCATTCTGACCGGCATTCATAATGTTGCCATAGATACCTGCGGCAGTGTTTGCCCCCGCTTGGCCTGTACCTAACATCTGACCATAACCAGATTGAGCCTGACCAAGTGCACTACCACCCGCACCCAACAAGTTTCCATACAAATTGCCCGCAAGGTTTGCACCCGCTTGACCAGTTCCCAACAAGCCTTGATACAAATTACCGGCTTGACCAATAGCATTCTGACCTGTGCCAAGCATGGTATTAGCCGCTTGCTGACGCTGTGATTCCACATTGGCGGCAGTCTGAGCCGCAACAGTACCCAAACGCTGTTCACCAAGTTGGCTTAAATTACGATCTGCCAAAGCTTGACGAGAAGAACCTAGACCGCCCGCACCGCCATACATAGCGTTTTGACCCGCCAATTGATTGCGGATTTCTTCACGAGCGGGTTGCATAGATGCATTAATTTGCTCTTGCTTAAACTGAGGTGAGAACAATTGAGCTAGTTGATTTGCACCTGCTCCTGTGAGATTTTGTCCCAAGCCTTGCTGATAAGCGGCAGTGCTACCAACACCACCTGCACCTTGGCCTTGAAACAAAGAAGCCAAATTAGCTTGTTGACTAGCAATGTCGCCAACACCACCTGCGCCTTGGCTTTGCAAGTTTTGACCTGCATTTTGTAGATAGGAAGTAGTACCACCCAAACCAGTAGCACCTTGGCCTTGCAAGGCAGTAGCCAAACCCGCCTGTTGACCAGCAATGTTAGCCGCACCACCCAAGCCTTGTCCTGTCATGCCTTGGCCTAAACCTTGTTGGTAGCCCGCCATGTTGTTTAAATTGCCCAAGTTTTGGCTAGTAAGACCTTGTCCAAGTCCTTGCTGATAACCGGCAACATTAGACAAGCCACCTGCGCCTTGGCCTGTCAATCCCTGACCAAGACCTTGTTGGTAGCCCGCTAGGTTTTGTTGTCCACCCAAGCCGCCTAAATAAGCTTGACCACCGGCTTGCTGTTGCATAGCACCTGTTTGTTGGGCAACATCCATAGCAGTTTGAGCTGCTTGAGTGGCGGCAGGATTAATCTGTCCATAAACATTATTAGCCATACCAATGGTGTTTTGGTAAGCAGGTAGAAATGTGCCTGTCAAAGCATTAGTTTGAGCTTGTAACGCTTGTTTTTGTTCAGGTGTCATCTGCACCTGTGAGGAACTAGAACTTTTTCCACCGCCCATGATTAGTACCCTTTGCCTTTCCCAGATTGATTCTGAGGTTTAATGTTTGCATTATCCCACGGTTGAATGGTATTTGAATAGGCATTTGGTTGACCCATTCGTGGTTGTCCACCTTGACCAGGCATTGTTATGTTTCTGCTACCGCCTTTACCCATAGGTTGGGGTTTGTATGGCATAACAGCGGGAGCCATCATGGAATCATCAGTTTGGTCATTTTGAACATTATTAGGAATGCCCATGTTTAATAATGGTGCATTTGCCTGTAATGTTGGCTGAGGAATAACCTGTTGTTGACCCAAAGACATAGGCTGACCCATACCTTTGCCACCACTTTGATTGGGTGACTGTTGTATTGAAGCTGACTGCATTCCCATGATTTATCCTTGTGGAGGTGTAGGCCAAATTACATTAAATGGATATCCAGATTGCTTTGAGATATCTCTTAATTCCTGTCTATATGTCGCCCAAGCCGCTTGTTGTTCTGTTGTTAGCGGATTATTAGGTATTTGCGTCCAATCAGAGGCATATAGTAATTTATTTCTTTTGCCAATAACGGCAGTGCATTGTTCATTATATTTTTGTTGTTGAGTTCTTGCGTCTTCCCATTGATTAGAATTTATGTTGTAACTGTAATACATATTGGGAGAAGGGGGCAATTGGTTCTCTAAAATAACAATAGTCAAACCTTCTAATGTTTGTGGCTCACCATTCTGCTGAACAAATGCAACATATCCCTGAGAATTTACATATGCATAAATCATCGTTTTGTCGCAATCGTAAAAATATTACTATTTTGGTACAAAGTTATATCTTGGCCAGTATTGGTTGCATAAACTTGAACATAATAAGTAACTGATCCACTAGGCGTATAAGTTAAATAATTAGACAAATTTACATTTAAAGATGGAGTATCTCCCGCCCCAATATAACCAGAATACCAAGTATTTACTTCGGTTCCATATCCATCTAAAAGCCGCATATAATATGCTCCTCCAGATATTGGTTCAAAATAACCATTCATAATAGAATTTACCCAAACTGGGTAACTACTACTATCAATTGAAACTGATAAAAGTGTTGTCCATGTGGCAAAAGACAATGTAATGGTGGTTGTTGTCGGGTATGAAAATCCTGCCGTAGCAGTAACTGAATTTGCATTAATGTTAGCGGTAGTCACCACATTGCCGTTTATTGACATTTGTGAGCCGTCATACGAAATGTTGGTGCTTCCATTACCCAAAGCAAATGTGCCATCGGTATTAATGACTGCGCCAGCGCCCGTCATGCTTGTGCCAGATACTGCGGGGCTTGAGCCAACACTTAATGATGTACCGCTAATTGATCCTGCTGTAATTGTTCCAAGGTTTGCAGTGATGGCTGACAAGTTGGAAACAGATAATCTGTCGGCAGTAATTGAATTGGCAGCAATCTGTCCGGCAGTAATGGTATTGGCGGCAATCTTAGATGCATCAATTGTGTTTGCGCCAATGTTGCCCGCTGTCAATACACCAATTTGAGCAGTGCCAATAGCCGCACCTGAAATATAGGTTGTTACGTTAGAACTTGTAATTGCATTTAAATAAGCAAAAGCTCCCGCACCCAAAGTTCCAAGTGACACATTGCTATTCAAAATCCCCGCAGGAGCGTTACTCAAATCTGTGGCAACAGCATTAATGCCAGTAGCAGTAACAGTACCGCCCCCCGCACCAGATAAAACACCATTGCTGCCAATTGAAATATTGCTATTCAACCATCCACCCGATGGAACTAAATAAGAAGATGCATTAACACTTGCACCAGATCCAAAAATCACATTGCCTGACGCATCTTTGATTGTCAAATTTCTTGAATCAATGTTTGTTGCAGTTACGCCATTAGCCGCTATTTGTCCTGCGGTAATTGTGTTAGCCGCAATCTTAGATGCATCAATTGTGTTTGCGCCAATGTTGTTGGCAGTAAGAATTCCAACTTGAGCAGTTCCAATAGCAGCTCCAGCAATATATGTTGTTGCATTTGCGGAAGTAATTTGATTTAAATATGCAAAACCACCGGCACCAAGTCCACCAAGATTTACTTGACCTCCACCACCACCTGATAAAGTTCCGTTAGCATTAATTGAAATATTACTATTTAACCATCCACCCGGTGCAACCAAATAAGAAGATGCATTAACAGAAGCACCTGATCCAAAGATGATGTTTCCTGATGAATCTTTGATTGTTAAATTTCGAGAATCAATACTACTTGCAGTAATGCTATTGGCGGCAATTTGAGCTGAAGTAATAGTATTTGCAGCTATCTGTCCTGCCGTGATTGTGTTACTTGCTATCTGTCCTGCCGTGATAGTATTGGAAGCTATCTGTCCTGCGGTAATAGTATTGGAAGCAATTTGAGCCGCTGTGATTGTGTTGGCAGCAATGTTGGATGCAACAATAGAGTTGGCAACAATCAAATCACCAGTGATGTACTTTTGGAATATTGCCCAACCAGTCGTGTATTTATATGTGATTGAATAAATACCATTGTTGTAGTTGACAGTACAAAGGTCACCAGAGATAGGCGTTCTACCAATAGCCGCCAAACATTCGGCATCAGTAGGTATGCCTGAATTATTAGGTATGCGAATAATGACAAAGTTTGCAACTGATTTAGCTGATGTAGTCACATCTAAATCAATAGAAACACTAGTGTCCAAAACCCAACCAGGGTTGGGCGTTGAGGTTGCTATTTGAAATTGAATTGATCTGCCGCCAGTAACAATGTAATACAAGAATTTAGTAGTTCCAAAGCCACCATCTGCTACTCTGTACCAAATATAATCAGCGTAATTTGTAGACTCATTAGAATCATTTGAATTTCTGAGTCCATAGTAAAGTCTATTTGTTGGACTATCAGAAAAGTTTACTGAACCATCAAAACTGTCTGCATATTTGACAGCAATGTATTTATACAAATAACCAATGATGTCGCCACTAGGACCACTGATCTGACCATTATTGGGGTCAGCAGAAAGGTTAGGCCCAAAGTTAGCCAACAAATAATTGATGGCCTCAGAAATCTCTGATTGCGATGGGTCATTTGTAAGAGCAAATGGCATTAGAACGCATCCTCAGTTACTGTTGCTTGTAAGTTCAAAGCACTTACTTTCCATGTGTCAGTAGCATCATTTGAGCCAAACTTAACAGCAACAGTACGCACTGTATTTTGCTGAGTTGTTACCCAAGGCGTGTCAGTATCAATGTTGGTTACGCCTGTCTGACCATAAGTAGGTGTTTGAGCAGTTGAGTTGGCTCCACCAACAGTAATATTAATTGCACCACTACCCGCTATTTCAGGCAAGATTCTGTGAATATAGACTTTGGCAGAATAAGGCACAGGACCATTAGCAGTTTGCAATGACATATTGGTACGCTCAAATTGACAGTCAATAGCAGAACCAACAAATGAATTGCCAATAGAAGTCTCAATCAGCTTAGAGTTAGAAACACCACCTTTGGCGTATACAACAGCCCTAGAAGCAAGATTAAAGTAATCGGGTGATGAGTCTATCCAACGAGGACCTTCTGTGCCCATACAAGCGTTTTGAACGTCTTTAGGGGCATTCCATGTTTGCAAATCATAACGATATGACAACATCTTATTGCACCAACCAGTAGATGTCTGATCTGGATAATAAATTTCAATCTGATACTTTTGTGTGTTGTTAACCATGAACATCCGACCGGCATAGGTAGAGTTGAGGTTATTAAAGAAATAATCTTTAACTTTTTGATTGCCCAAAGAAGTAAAGTTAGAGCCATCAAACACCCAAATATCACGAGCATCAATCCCATAAACATTGGCATCAGTATTTGTCCAACAGTTATTGTTAAACAAACCACGACCTTGGTTTAGTAGTCTGATACCAAAAATAGGTGCAGTAGTATTTTGGTAAGAAATGGGTGAAAAAACTACTGTGTCCCAATAAGAGCAAACATAAAAGTTACCACCAAGAAAAAATCCATCAATCAAAGGACCACGAACAGGCACTTCTTGTTCGTTAGCCACGTTAGATAAGGTTGGTTCCCATGTAGTTGGATAACCCTGATTGGCAAAAGCTTGCGACCACCTTACAGTTGTTGGATAGTTATAAGACGTACCACCAATAACTTTGGTCAAATTGCCTGAAATAAGGATGTTGCCTACATTGGGCGAGCAGAAATTACGGACAAATCCTGCTCTTGTAGACGTTACACCAACATCATAATTCCATGCGGCATCAGAATATACTGAAATTTCATTGCTTGTAGGCAAGAAATACATGGGATTAGTAAGCGTGTCATTGATAAAAAAGACATTTCCAACCCAAGAGGTGGTGATATTTATGTCTTCGGTATAACCAGAAAGAAACACATTGGGATTGGCTCCCACGCCTGGCGTAATGTTTGATATACCCGTAGCGGTAATCATGAACCATTTACCTTGGCTAGATGCATTACGAGTTGCTACGATGTATACCCAAGATGTTTCTGAGCGAAACCCACCCTCCATGAAGATGGGCATATCAGCAATAGTAGAAGCAATCTGAATTTCACCAAAGATTTTCTTGATGGAACGCACATCTGCCTCAATATTTTTCCCGCTGTTATATTCATTCGGACCCAAAGCATTGCTAGGAATGTCGGGCGTAAACGACATTTGGGTAAACGGAGTTCTTAGGCGGGAATAATCGCTCATGTCACTTCTTCCATTTGCGAAAGATTGGTCAATAGACGGGTGTCTGTAGGGTTGAATTCTAAAGCTTTCTTACAGAATTCGATAGCCTGTTCTTTTAACCCAAGCCTCCAAGCCGCAATACTGGCGTAATCGTATGGTTTTTCAGTCCAAACGCTTGGGTCCATGGTGTAAACAGCTTGTTTATCAGTGATATTAAGGGCTGAAAGGGCCGCACCATAGCTCTCTGGCCACATACTTAACCTGTAAGTTGCAGTTGCCAATTCGCACCAAGGCTCACGGGTATTAGGAGCTTCAGCACAAGCCAATCTGTACCATTTCAAACCCTCATAAATCATGCCTAATTCTTCATGGGCTTTACCCAATAATCTCATGGCATAACACCGCTCATTAGGCCAAATAGCTTCAGGCATGGCTAGATACTTGTTTAAAGCGTTTATAGCCTCTTGCCAACGGGAATAGAAGGTTAGCTCCCGTGCATGATAGAAAGCGTTTCTAGGACAATGTGGGTCTTCTTTAATAGCCAATTCAAGCAAAGGCATATATTGGCCACGAGACTTGGTTGGGTCAGGATGGTGGCTGACCAAAAGCATATCTGTATGGGCATAGATTTCCTGAATTCTGCTATCGGGTCTAGGATATTCATGGACAGGATGATGCCAATGATATCCATAACGACTGTGAATTTTTTCGTAATAAAACGATATTCCACATCCCCAATCAAACTTGTATCTCAAACGAGTTGTTTCATCAGACCAAACCCGCTCAATTTCTTCCCGCCAACCATCTTCTAAAACCTCATCAAGGTCTAATGAGATACAGACATCAAAATCACGGGGAATCATTGCAAGCGCAGCATCCCTAGCTTTATCAAACCGCCAAGGACTGATGCAAATATCATAGACTTTTGCACCACATTCCAAGGCGTATTCAACTGTTTTGTCAGTAGATCCTGTATCAGCAATCAGGATCAAATCTGCATCTTTAGCCGAATCACAAAAACGCTGA